GTCTCGATCAATGTGTACCTCCATTAGTTTTATAATGCATATCTCTATTCGCATCTTTTAATTTTTCTATATCTTCTAAAACTTTATCCATTTGTTTTCTTAAAAATTCTATGTTTACTTTGTTTAAAGCCATATTCTCGATATGTTTATTTAACTTATCCGTGGACTTGTATAAATCCTCGATCATCATAAATTGCTCGGAATCTGCAGGAAGCGAACCTAATTGACCCCGCGGCCACTTGATTCTAAAATCTGTATTCTCTATTAAATCTTTAGACATTAGTTCTACTGTGGTTTGAATTTTGTTTTGAGTCTCAATGATACCGAAGTAAGCCCAGGTGCCGATCGCGACCATACAAATTAAACTCGCTACCGTTTTCATCGGCATTTGAACCGCCGCTTCTTCTGAAATTTTAAGTGCCATTATTTTTTCTTCTTAGTTTTCTTTTTCTTTCCTACGGGTTTGCTTCCATAGGTCTTAGTCCAATCACGAGCTATTTTAGGCTCGTTCTTCCATAAATATCTTCTTTGTTTTTCTGATTTAAATGGCATTAGTTATAACTATACCCCGTGTTTCCTGATTCGAGTTTCTCGAATAGTTTTTTATGTTGATCCATAATTTCTTCATCAGAGTCCATCATCTTATCCATTTTATCTTCTAGTTTTTCCACCTGTCTTTCAAGTTTAGAAACTTTATCCAGTTGCACTGCTTGAGTTGTAGAAAGATCAAACGTACGAGTAAGTGTCCAGCCGGCTAGGGCTAGTAAAATTCCCACAAGCAATGTCATTAATTTTTCAATCATGTTTCCATCTCCAGGTTTGAGTGATAAATCTTTTTTCAGAAAGTTTATCATTCTTAGAATCTGTATCCGTTGTACCATACTCCATCTTAGTTTCATAGGGTACCATTTGATAATTACATCCTGATAGGCCTATGAAAATGAGGAATAAAATACAGGCAATAATAACCCATTTTTCCCACTCATTGTGAAAGATCTTCATGAGGCATTAATTCTGTTTTTTCTTTTTTTTCTTCTTTCGTTTCTTTTTCTTTTTATCTTCAGGTTCCTGTAGAGTATTCCACACAGCTTCTTCCATATCTTTTTCAATATGAGTAATTTTTTCTTTAACCAACACCATATCTTGTGAGAGTGAAAAGGTTCTCGAAAGGGTCCAGCCTCCGAGAGCAATGAGAATAGCAAGTAGTGCGGTGATGATTTTGTCATTCATTATTGGCAACTTTCACATTCACCGGTGTCATCAACAACACATACATCTGATTTTGATTCATAAGTTAAATCTTGGGCTCGCTCTTGTTTATTTATACATTCACAATCTTTACAACCACATGTACCATACTCATCTGCATGTAGTTCTCCGCTACAATGACAATTGTGAAAACATTTAGTGCATTTAGCCATTATTTTCCTTTGGGCAATCCACTTGCTAACCAGTCAAGTGCTTTTTTAAAAGGCCAGCAAATTATTTTTTTAATTTTTTTAATCATCTTTTTTTTCCTCAATATTATAAAAGAACCTATCGGTATCTTCTGTTTTCCATTTACCAGTATCTTCGACATTCCAATCACTTGTTTGTACTTTCCAATCAGGAACTTCATTCCTAACTGTAAATGATGGAATACTCCATATGATACGATTGTTTGGCTGAGCCGCATAATTACCATCATCTAAGGCAATTATGTGTGCGCACTTATGTTCGTGCGGAATTTCTGAATGATCAGTGTCTACTATATTACTCTCTGGATGCGCCCAGTCAACAGTAAATAAATATTTTCCTGGGTGTAATTTCTTATCTTTTCCAAAATATTTACCGCATTGTCCATCTAAGATGTCGTAAGAAGTAACAGCAGGATAGTAACTAAAACAATTCCATAACTGAAGTTCATCCAACCTATGTTGAGGAACTTCTTTTGCTTCAAAACCTCTTTGAATGAATGCAGAGATTGGTAAACGGTAGAAGACTGCACCATTTTCCATAATTGCGTGGAACAAAATCGGACGACCAGTAATCGAAGCCATGCCGAAGATAATACAATCTTCAACTTCGCCATGATGATCTTTAAGATCATAGAGATATTCTCTCCTGATCTGTGCATACGTCACAGGGATGTTCGCATTCAAATAGGCCATGCATGATAAATTAGTTAGTAATTAAATGTACTACTATAATAACAGCAACTATGGCTACAATTGTAGCTTTTTTATTGCTAATGGCTAAGTTCCATATTCTCTTAGCGTGTTGTTTTACTTTTTCCATAATATACTCCTCTTTTATGTTTATTCTATTGTACCCCAATTTGGCCCGGATTCATAGTCTACTTTGTTAGGAACTTCAAGTGTAACTGCACCTTCCATTATCTCTTTTATTTTGTCAGAATTGTTGTTGACAGAGATATCTAATTCATCATGAACTTGTATGTGCGGGGTGATTCCTTCTTTATAAAGTTCTAACATTGCTTTTTTTGTCATATCTGCTGCACTACCTTGAATTAATTTATTCAAAGCTTTGTAAGTGTAAGCACGTTTGATCCCTGGTCCGTGTTCCGCGAGCGCTGCTTCGTGTGACAAGGCTTTATGAATTCCAAACTGATTTGGTTCCCATAGATGGAACCGACAAAGTCTTCCAAGTAAAGTTCTAATCTTACCTGAGTCTTGTGCTCTATACATAACATTGTCCATCAACTGTTTTACAAATGGAACTTTGTTATGATATTGTTTAAAAAGATCTTCAGCTTTTTCTTTAGAGACTCCAAGTTCAGCTTGTAATTTATTTTTTCCCATACCATAGAACAGACCAAGGTTTATAGTCTTGGCCTGTGATCTAGGTATCTCTGCCATGTCTGCAACGATAGTATGAAAATCGGCATCGCCCTCATTATACGAGTCCAATACTTCGTTCACTCCATAGAGATTCTGTAAAGAGGCATAATGCACTACCAGCCTAGGCTCTTGCTGGGAATAGTCAAAACAACCCCATGTATGGCCTTCCTCGGGCACAAATAAGGACCTAATCCGTGGTCCAAGTTCCTTGTTTCTAGCTGGAATTTGCTGGAGATTAGGATTAGAATAACTAAACCTTCCAGTTACTGTTCCGCCATTATCTCCTCTTAGTTGGTTAATTTCAGCATGTATTCTCCCTTTATGATTATGTTTTATTATGGTATCAATAAATGTGGTATGCGCTTTGTTTATTTCACGAGCGCGGGCTATTAGTTTCACGAGTGGGTGGGCGTGATTCTGCAAAAAGTTTTTAGTAAATGATGGAGAATTTGTTTTTTCAGTGCGGTCGAATGGTAGGTGAAGTTTTTCAAAAACTTGAGCGATTGATCTCGCAGCCCATATTTGGACATCTACTGATGTTTCTTTTTTTACTTTTAATAGGCATTCTTTTTCTTCTTTACTTAACTCTTCTTTTAATTTGTGGGCTCCTTCAATATCTACACGAACTCCTAAGAAGCGCATATCTACGAGGCAGGGGAATAAGTCAGTTTCTAGTTGGAAGATAGATTTTAAATCTTGATTGATAATTTCTTTTTTTAATTCTTGCCAAAGCTCATAAGTTATTTCAGCATCTTTTTCTGCATAAGCGCCAACATAAATGGCAGGTAGTTTATACATTTCTGCCTTGGCGTCAACACCCCAATCTTTTGCAGCTTGATATAATTCTGTTTCATTTTTTCCTTTTCCAGTGTATCTTTTTGAACAGTTGTTTAAGTCATAACGCATTTGATTCTCATCAACTAGGGCCGATGCAATCATCGTGTCTACAATTTTTCCGTTAATACTTAAACCGAGCGCTCTTATCCAACATACGTCGTACATGGCGTTGTGAAATATTTTCATGGCTGAAGTGCTCAACACACCTTGGAACCATTTTAAAACTTTTTTACGATCTAAATTACCACCACCTTCATGGGCGATTGGATAATAACCCGACCAGTCTTTAACAGCGACAGCTATTCCCACAACGTCACCATTCTTGGCTACTGATCCTGATCCCATTTTAGTTAGGTTAGGGTCTTTGGTTTCTAAGTCGATTGCGATCTCATCATATTTTGATAGATCTGGAAATTCTTCTGGCGGTAGCCATTCAGTTTGTGGTTTAAATAGTGGTACTTGTATCATTTTAATATTCCCCATGAGTTATGTTTATTTGTTTCTTGTTTATCTGGGTAATCACGTTCAATTGCCATTTGACAATAATGAATTGCTTTTTCCAAATCTTGTTTTTGATTCTTCTGTTTGTGTCTACATAAATATTTAATTGCATTGCCTTCAGCAAAAGGAATATTATTTTTATTTATAAATTCTGATGGCTGAATAACCATTGATTTATAATGGTTTCCGCCCACTTGTCTTGTGTATATATCTTTCATATTATAAATCCTTTTTCTGGATGTTTTGGTTCTATTATATGTAAGTTTTCTTTTGTTCGTGTTGCACCTACGTAGTATAATCTATTTTCATCATCAGGATTCTTTTCATATGTATTCATAGTTGTTTTTGTTTGATCAGTTAACAACACAACGTTTTCACATTCACCCCCTTTAGCGGCGTGAATCGTAGATAATTTTATTCTTGGTGGTTTATTTAATTTCTCACCATTCGCTCTCATCTTTCTTAAATAATTTACTCGTTGTTGACCCGCTTCATTAAAAGCTTCAAACCAAACTTTGTTAGTTTTTAATCCGTGGTCCTTGGTCAATGCGTCAATACCATAGAAGGATTCTTTCACCATTCCTTTTAATTTATTTTTATCTACATGTTCAGGATTCATGTAACCATAAATCTTTTCAATTTGTTTATAAGACATTAATTGTCCTTGTCTTAAATGTTCCCAGTCTGTGACTGCTTCTTGCATATCTTTCTCATAACTTTTTTTATATTTATTCTCATAATACAAACCTTTACGATACAAAGTATCTTCTATTTCTTTAAGCATGTATTTAGTTCTAGATAGTATCAACCATTCGCCAGAGGACATATTAATTGATTCTATATCAAAATGTCTGTGTAAACTTCCTTCATTAGTTTTAGGTTTCCAATTTTTATCTATTCTATTTCTAATTCTATTTATAATTCCCATAGCCAGTCTATGAACTTTCATTGGTATTCTATGTGATTGAATAAGTGGAAGATTTATCATTTGATCTTGTAAGGCTATAAAAGAATCTACATCAGCACCAGCCCATTTAAAAATAGCCTGGTCATCGTCTCCCGCAATAAAAGTATCTTGTGCTTTATTCCAAATAGTTTTTGTCATGTCCCACTGCATTGAAGATAAATCTTGAGCTTCATCAATGAATACAACATCAAAGTTTGGAGACTTATCTGATTTTATAAAATTTAAAATCATGTCATTAAAATCTATTAGACCATATTCTTTTTTATATCTTTCCAACTCATTAGATATAATAGTAAGTTTGTTTCTCTCTAAATCTTGAGTATGTTCTTGAAGTTCGTATTGTTGATCTGGAGTTATATTTCTAAGTTTTGCTAAATTAATTATTTGTAGGTACTCACTATCAGATGTAAAGAATCCATGATCCTCTTGATGTTCGGCGTAAGCTACTGGAAACCCTAGCTTTTTCCCAAGGTCTCTGTAGTGTCTTGGTTGCATTACTTGATCTTTTTTAAGTCCAAGTTTTTTAAATGCTAGTGAGTGTAAAGTTCTAAAGTATGGAAGATCATCTTCTGTATAATTAAATTGTTTCATTGCTCTGTCTCTTGCTTCGTATGCAGCTTTTTGAGTGAAAGCAAAGTAACCTATTTTATCTGGGTCAGTTTCTTTTAAATAACTATCTACTTTATTTAAGAGTGTAGTTGTTTTTCCTGTACCTGGTGGTCCTAATACTATTGTTTTCATCTATATCTCCTAAAAAAATGTCTCCATATTGATGATCTAATAATTGAAACTGCAGTAAATATTAATGCAATATGTAAGCTATCCCAGATCGTTGGGTATAATCCAAAGAATGGAAATATATATAACTGAATTAAGATTGCTAAAATTAATCCACTCCCTACATCAATAAAGCTTTCTATAAAACATCTTAGTTTCATTAGAATACATCCTTCGGTTTAAGTTCTTTTTGCGTATACTCTTCTTCTTTTAGATCAAATTGTTTTACTCTAAATACTGAAGTTCTATCTTTACCAATTCTTTTGTCTTCACAATTGCAAACTTCTTTTAACATTTGTGCAGTTCTAGAATAATTTACATCCCATCTCTGTCTGATTAAAAATTGATTATAGAATTTACTAAATATAAAGTGATGGTAGCCTTCATCAGTCCATACACCACCTCGTTTAAGATCACTTATTTCAGTTCCAATGTGTCTATTTAAACAAAACTCTTCTAAATGATTCTGTAATTGATCATTAGTTGTTACACCTTCAGGTGGTTCAACAGGTTCGTGATTCTTCATCAGTGGATTTATTATCATATCCCAATCTTTTGGTTTAACTGTTGGTGGTTTAAAGTCCAACTGTTCCATAACAGCTTCTTGGAATAAATTCTGTTGTTTTAAAAATTTAACATTCTCTAAATATAATCTTTCTCCATCTACATTTAGATAATAATAAGGTTTTTCTAATTTAATTTTTTGTAAATCTGTTAGTGATGGAAATACTATCTCATCTCCTATTCCATACTTACGACTCTTACATAATTTTTTATCACACAAATTACACATTGGAGTATCATTACATTTATAACCCCAATCTTTTTTCTCATGTTGTTTTATAATTCTATTTAATCCTGCATCATCGTAGATTGGTTTGACATATTTTTCATTAAACAAAGAAACTTTTCCTTGCCAACCAGATGGCCATTTCTTTTTAGCATAAACTGTGTAATGAAATAATGCGTTGTCTCTACCACCTTCTTCAATACTATTTGCTGCCATAAGTTCTATGCACGGAGGCCCATCAGAAAATTCTGATTGGGGCCTCTGTACTTTTACGAGACCAACATCTAGTTGTTTTACATTATTATAGATCTCATAAAATTCTTCTAAAGTTGCTGCATTACCATCTTCTTTAAATGCATATCTTAAAGTATCATCACCATTAAAGTATGGTAAGTTTAAAAAGTTTCCTGTGTCGTCTGCTGATTTTAATCTGATTTGTTTTGGAAAGACTTCTGATCCGCCGTATCCTAGTAGTGTCTTTATCTCTGTAAGTTTGTCTCTCATTCTTTCTGCGTCGACGGGAGTCTCTGAGAAAAGAAACACATGAGCGCCACCGCTCTTTGACCTACACACCACCAGAGGTAGTTTAAAACTTTTTATTTTATCTATTAATTTTTTATGATCGAATCCTGCATATGAATCTATATCTACACATCCCCACACACATTGATTCTCTTCATTGATTGGAATAATTCCTAAACTTTGTGTCCCTTGTAAATGTTTTGACCAAAGTTCATCTGTTACATATTCTCGTACCACAAAAGATTGTCCTTTAACTTTTTCTCCGTTATTATTACTTGGACCAACCTTAGTACATCCATGGGCTCTTTCTAAGCCTTTAAATATATTTTTAAATTTTTCTATCATACATTTTCTTATTAAGTGGGCGTATCCACTCTCGCTTAGACGCCCACTACCTAGGATTCGTTAATACGGTGTTGAATCTTTGTTTTCAGATCCGTGTTTAACTTCAACATCACCCTTACCGACTCTTTCAGCAAAGTTTTTGGCTACTTCGTAAACACCTTTATCTGTAACTGGTCCAACTTTAGACACTTCCCATCCAAACCATGTTCCTTTGTCATTAGACATCTGAACAGTCTTTAGATTATAAATGTGGCTATATGTTGGCGGCGTAAATAAACCGTTCTTACCTTGTAGTTTAAGACCCATCATGATTGAATTCCATTTACGACTAATCTTTAATTGAGTAGCCTTCATAGATATCAATGCTGTTTGTGGACTCTTACCTAAAAGAATTACAAAATGATTTGCAGTGTTCTCTAGGTAATTACCATTAGGTAGACGATCTTTGTATGATTTATCCCTAGTAGTTGTTTCAATAATACCACTTTCGGCATTATGAATTGCTACTGGAGCGCCTTTACCCTCACCTCTGTCTTTCCATTCTACATATTTTCTCTCATAGTAGACTGGTAAAACATCTATCCCCTTTGCACCATCAAACAATTCGTTTGTGACACTGTTGAGAATCATTCCAGGTTTAGCACCTTGAATATGTTTCCCATCCCTCTCATTAACTTCAGGAGATAATTGTCCTAAGACTTTCAGAAATGGTAATGCAAGATCTTCTTGCGTCATATTCTGAGAGCCAGCATTTGCATCTTCTTCGAATAAATTCGTTGCCAATGCACCTGCATTTGCTTTTTTAGCTATTTCTTGGTTCATTATTATTGTTTCCTTTTTATTGTTGTTTTATTTCCAACAAATATGTTGAAAAGTTCCGTTGGCATGTCTTTTCCTGCCTCAATACGCTCACGGACTAACGCTTTCAGAGTCATGGGCTCTACCTTCAACTTTTGTTGTGGTTCTAACCCTTGACTCCTCGCAAGGTCTGCATAACTGCTCGCCTTGTTATCTTCGTTACGACCAAATGAAACGGAGATTTCGTTTTTAATGATATCTCCTAGGCCGTTGTTTCGAAGCCAGTTAAACGCCGCTTCCCTATTTGCTATAGTAATAGTGGCGCTATAGTTCGGTTTAACATCTACTGAAGATCCATCCATAAGTTTAAGATGGGATAAACCCATCTCACTCATCATTGTTGGAATAACCTCTCCAGATAAATATTCTAATTCTTTTTTTGTACTCTTTATATTGTCTTCTTGTAGTTCAAGTCTCTTAGTTAAAGAGTCTAGTTTTTGAACTTGGTCTGCCAGAGATTGTATATTATCAGTTTTCTTTAACACGTCCTCCTGGTCTTTTTCAAAATCAATCATCAATTTCTCCTTTCTCGTATAAGTTAATTTCAATAGGATAATATTGACTTTCTTGTCTATCCCATTTTAATAGATTGTATTTGCCATTAGTAATATCAGAAACTATTGAACATGCCACACCTATTATTGCAGGATCACCTGTTAATAATAAATGATCTCCTTCTTTAAAATCTTTTAAACCTTTTCTTAATTTAAAAATTAAAGGACCTGGAGAAAAAATAATTTGAGAAAGTTCCGGAAGTAAAAATTTTATTTTACCATATTTAGCTGCACCCATAATATTAATTTTAGGATTACCAGCTTTAGTACCGGGAACTTCTTGTATAACATAAACGATATTTTCTACTTTCATGTCTTGACATATAATGCAAGATGAACTATATGTCAACCCATAGAAAGAAGAAAAATTATGAAATATAAATTTAAAATGAAACCGTACGCGCATCAAATGACCGCGTTAGAAAAGTCATGGAACAGAGAAACTTATGCCTATTTTATGGAAATGGGTACAGGTAAAACAAAAGTGTTAATAGATAATTTATCTATGCTTTATGATAAAGGTAAAGTTGATGGTGCTTTAATTGTTGCACCTAAAGGTGTAATTGGAACTTGGTATAATCAAGAAATCCCTGCGCATTTACCAGACCATATTGAAAATATGGCTGTATTGTGGCAACCTAATATAACTAAAAAACAACAAGAAAAATTAGACAGTCTTTTCGAACCAGAAGAACAACTTCATATTTTAATTATGAATGTTGAAGCTTTTAGTACTACCAAGGGTGTAGACTTTGCTAAAAAATTCTTATCTTGCCATAATACTTTAATGGCTATTGATGAAAGCACTACTATTAAAACTCCTTCCGCTAAAAGAACTAAAAATATTCTTAAATTATCCGAAGATGCTAAATATAGAAGAATAATGACAGGTTCTCCTGTCACTAAAAATCCATTAGATTTATATAGTCAATGTGGTTTTTTAAGTCCGTGGTTATTGGACTTTACTTCTTATTATGCATTTAGAAATAGGTATGCGGAAATGAAGACTTTGCATTTACATGGCAGATCGGTTCAAGTAGTTTCTGGTTTTAAAAATCTAGGAGAATTGTCTGATCAATTAAAGGGATTCTCTTATAGAGTATTAAAAGAAGACTGCTTAGATTTACCCGAAAAGATATACTTAAAAAGAAATATTAAACTTAGTCCTGATCAAAATAAACTATATCTTCAAATGAAAGAAACTGCCCTTGCTAATTTAAATGGCAAACAAGTGACTACCGTTAATGTATTAACTCAATTAATGAGATTACATCAAATCACATGTGGACATTTTACCGCAGACGATGGCACTACTCAGATTATTGCTAACAATAGAATAGATGAGTTAATGAATGTACTTGATGAAACAGAGGGAAAAGCTATTATCTGGGCTCATTATCAATACGATATTAATGCTATTATTAAAGCTATAGTTAAAGAGTATGGTCCAGGTTCCGTGGTTGATTATTATGGGTTAACTCCACAGGATGAGAGACAGCCTAATATAAAGAAATTTCAGGACGACCCTAGGTGTCGGTTTATGGTCGGAACGCCTTCTACGGGCGGCTATGGCATTACTTTGACGGCCGCAAACACCGTTATTTACTATTCTAACGGATATGACTTAGAAAAAAGACTGCAGTCAGAAGACCGAGCACACAGAATTGGACAACAAAAATCCGTAACATATGTAGACTTGATTTGTGAAGAGACCGTAGACGAAAAAATCGTAAAAGCTCTCCGTAAAAAAATAAACATAGCATCAGAAGTTTTAGGAGAAGAATTAAGGTCATGGATTTAGTAGGATATACGCGCGACGCGCGGTGAGATTTTAGGAAACGACTTTTCCACCGGACCATTTCATCTCTGGAAGTCCGTTTTCGTAGCTTTTTCCGTCGTAAGTTAATACTTGTTTTCTGTTAGATCCTTTTTCATTGTAGCTAACATGTACCCAACCCCCCGCAGGATCATCAGGGTTATAGAACTCTAAAATTAATTGGTCAAAGTCTACGTTTGCTTGAAGCCAGTAAGCAATCTGAATATTTGGTACACCACCTATTTCAAAGTCAACCGCCTGGCCCTTTGCATGTTGCGACGTTTTTTTGCTGCCGATCGCTTCACACAGCGCCTCAGATCTATAGCCCGATGTAATCGTAATAGGTTTATCAAACTTAGCTCGCACTGGTTCTAGTATTTCATAACATACGTTTTCTAAATTTTTTATATCACCTGCTCCTGGAGAGTTGTCAATGCCCTTACGAGTTGCCGTCATTGATTTAGTCATTTCTTCTAGTTTAAAATGTTTCGATAGTTGCATGATTTTTATTTTGTAAGTAAAGTAAAGATAACATATGCCATACCAGAGATCAAGGCACCAACAGATACCAATAAAATACTCTCTATTCTATGCATTTGATTCTCCATAGAATGAATCTTGTCATGAGTTTGTTTCTGCATAATCCTGCATAACTTTTCATGAGAATTTATTCTCTGTAGTGCATCATCTTTTGCCATTAAGTCCTCGCCGCAATTACTTTTTCTTCTGGTGATAGTAATGCCTGTTCACTACGTGTCAACCCATTTATTTTTTGAGGTGACTGTGCCATTAAACTTTGAGAAGGCATTGGTGTTCCCGGTAATGGTGGTGTTTGTATTCTTTGCACCTGTGCTGTTTTAATAGTTTCTCCTTGTGGTGAAACTTTTTCACTAAAGTAATCAGTAACTCTATCAATAATACTTCTGTTAACTTTTTCTTCTGGAGCTAAAGATTTTCTTTTATACTCTCTTTCAATTCTTCTAAACTCACTCTTAGGATAAAAGTATTTTTTGAAATCAGAAGATTTATCTTTTCCTAATTCTTTTCCTAAGTCTTTGGCCTCTTTTAATCTTAATTTCATACGTTTATCGTATGCACTGTAAGGAATATTTTTTCCTTTTAACAACCAATTAATTTTTTTAGAAGGCATCCCTCTTTTTTTAAGAATTTTAAAAAGATCTTTCCGTGAAACCCCAACGTCCATTGCATCTTTAAGTACTCTATAAAAATCTTTATTCACTCTATAATTTTCATCTTGTATGTCTCTAAATTCTCCAGCCAATGTTTCAGGTCCTCTTGTTCGCCAGTTCTCTAAGTTAAACATAGTCTCTGTTTCAGTAACAGCTCTAGTTCCTCTATTATATTCTGATATTTTATACTGCATGGTCTGTGGTACATCCACATTGATAATTCTAATTCCAGATAATAATGCAAGAGCTTCATCCTGTAAGGATACCGGTCTTCCACTTTTAGTTACATCACCAATAGCTCCTTTATATAGTTTACCAGCCGTTGTTACTGCACCGGGTTGAATTCCTTCCCACATGTGTGCCCAAGATTTTGCAATCTTAGTTCCAATTTCATCATTATCGCTATAAACTTTTGCACCTGTTTTAGTTTCACCACCTCTTCCTCCTGTAAAGAATCCTGCAGGAGCTACATCATTCCATTTTTCTAATGCAATTGCTTCAGAAATAAATGGTTGAATTGTTTTACCAACTGGCCCTTCACCAAAAGGATTAATCATTTGAAAAAATATTTCGGTTCTTTTCTCATCATTCATTTTACCTTCTTGAAGAGTTTTCATAAAAGCTTCTATGGGTTGAACGACTACGTCATAAGGACTAAAGTATGAGAAGTTAATTGCTTTACCAACACCGTCTTTCCATTTATTAATTGGAATGATAGTTGCTCTTGAATTCCATGGAGCAGAAAGACTTCTTTTATAAGCTTCTATTTGTTCCATTGTTACGCCTGTTAGGTTTTGTGCTATGGTTGATACTCCCCAACTAGCTCCACCTAATGTAACATACGCCCCCATCATTCTTCTATAACCTACTTGTCTTAATAAAGGATTGCTTGAGGCTGCTTCTTTAGATGCAATGTTTAATATGTTAGTAGTTGTTCTTATCATTTCTGCCGGGAAAGATACGAAATTACCAAACGGTAACTTTCTAATATTTTTTACAAACTCTGGAACTTTACTATAAGTTGGATAAGTATTTCTAATTTCCCATGCTGCCGCTTCATCCACAGCTTCGCCAAATGTTTTTACTTTTCCAGTAAAGGTATTTGTTCGTTGAAATTCTCTTCCTGTTATTTCCTTGGTCCATTTTGCAATGTCATCAACCGTACTATACATATGTCTCATCTGAGATTTTACATACTCATGACCATACCATTTCCATAAGTTATCACCTCCTGCATATACTTGAGTTGCTTTTTTAACAAATTTATTATTGGTTAGTTTATTTAATAAGCTATCCATGCTCTTAACTTTAGCTCCTGATTTAATATCCTGTAGAACAGCTTTTAATTCAGCGGTGTATATATTTTCATCTAACACGCCGAGGCTAATTTTATTTTCTATATTTTTTATAAAGGCAGCTTCATCAATTACTTTCCCTGCACCAAAGATATCATCTACTGTCATCTTTATTGCTTCAGTTACAGATGATCTTCCACCTATATGACCATTAGCTAATGGAAACATACTTGCAGATGTAACGTTTCTAACTTGAGTTGCTGGAGATAAAACTGTTTTACCAAATTGAGTTGCTACTTTTAATTGAAGGATTCCTCTGTAGATATCATTTTGAATCCAACTATCTAAAGTACCAGGAGTTCCTTTTATAGCTTGAAGCACTTGTTTAGATGAATGAAGTTTAGAGATGTTACTTTTTAACAAGCCCAATCCTTTTATATTTCCAATTCCTCTATCACTTACATCTAAAATTCCTTTTCCAATTCCGTGTGCTTTACTTTTAAACAACCAACCTTCCTTTTGTCCAATATCAGCTAGTCTATCAAACATTCTTTTATTAGCTGATTGAGTTATGGCATGGGATGTAGTCTGTAACACCGAAGATTTTAAATTATTTTCTTCTCCCAATAATCTTTTAATAGCTGTGGGTAATTCTTCTCCTGTTTTTAATAGTTGATCAGATCTTAATTCTTCTTTGGCCATTCTCTGTAACATCTTTAATGGGTCTTGAGCATTTTGTTTTCCATCCTGTAATATTTTACTTACAATAGATTCCGCATAAGTTTTATTGGCTGCGGCTGCATTTTGTTTTGGATAGGATAGTTTTGCTGCTTCTTTTAAATCTTTATTTTTTTTAACTACATTATCCGTAACCCAATCAACTGCTTTAGCGTAGACTTCTTTCGGTGGATTGTATGCTGGATTGGTGAAGATAGAAAAAGACTTCCGCATATAAGTTTTAATATTATTTAACATGTAATCTTTTATTTCTCCTGCCGGTAGGAGATCACCAAATGTTTTTTTAATTTTAATTAATTCTTTATTAAGTTCATGAGCCGGGGTTCTTAATTCTTCAGGTATAGCACTTAATTTCTTTTGTCCTTTTAAATAAGATAAAACATGATCTAAATAATAATCCATACTAGCCGGTGAAGTAGTATTAGTATTGTATAAATTTTTTGAGCCTTTAGCTAAATTATAAGCTTTAAATTCAAGGGACTCTAACCATTTGTTAATAGTTTTTGATTGTGATTTAATTTTTCTTTTAGCCTCTGATGTTACTTGATAACCTAAACCTGTGTATTTACCTACCGATCTAAAAGCTGCTAAAAAATTATCAAGTTTTTTTAATCTTGCTTTTAATGGATCTTTACTTTTAGTACTAAACAATCTCCAGTCATCAAAGTCAGGTAACTGTTTAAATTTAAAGTTTCTACTTAAGATTGGATTCATTAATTTTTCTACAGTAAATGCACTAGCATTTCTTAATCCACGATTCGCGGCACGAAGACCTGGAGTCCTAGCTAACATCCAAGCCAAAGGATCTACCACAGCCCAGTTAGCCGCTCTTAATGCATAACCTGCTGGTTTAAATAGACCATACTTAACTCCAAAACTACCAACAACTCTTGCTGGTTTTCCTAGTAAAGTAAAGCCCGCTCCGAGCGCTGCCCCTTCAGCTCCGAATCTTAATCTGTTTTTAAATCGTGTTAAAGCTAACTCTGTTCCTGATTTACCTTCTTCACTTTCTTTTTCCAATACCATGGTTGGTGTCTCAGGATCACTCGCTATAAAATCTACTGCTGCAAAAGAACCAGCCATGTAACCAGCACGTTTTGCTATTGAAGTTCCTCTTTGAATCTTTGTTAATTTACCAAGAGCTTCTCTACTTTTAGCAATCCCTCTAGCTCTTGCACCAATTTTTAAAACAGCACTTCCAGGTATACCCCATTGAACCCCTATTTTTGCAAGCTCTCCAACTAAAGTTTCAGGATCTTCAATTTTATTTTCGTTGTAAACTTCTGTTAGCTTTTCTGTAAATTTAGTATTGTCTTTAGGAATTCTACCTACCGTTAAATCTATTCCTTCAGTAAGTAAACTTCCTATACTGTATCCTAGATCTTGAACACCACCATATAAAACTTTTTCTATTTCTTCAAAACCTTCGATGTAATCTTTTTCTTTAGCTGGTGCGCCCTCGGTTAATTCTTTTATTCTTTTTAATTTTCTTGGATCAAAAGGATTAGTTTCTAATAAAGGAATAGCCTTTTTTAAACCTTCCCAAGTAAACTTAACTTCTTTTCTAGGTTTGTTTAATTTTTTTTTAGCTTGGGCGACTATTCTATCGTGATCTACTTCGTAAAGCCGATTCTTTTTTTTTGGTTTGAAAGGATCCACTTTAACCCTCCTGTGGCAATGCTAGATCTACGTTATATGATTGATTAAAATTATCCACGTCTTGTTGGGTCTGTATATTTGCAAAATCTATTAATGCTTGTTTACTCATAGCCAATAAAGCAACAATGTCGTTGCCAATTTGTCTAGGCAATCTAGATCTTAATTCTTCATACGTTAAATCTTGAGTTTGTGCAGGGTCAGTAGCAGTTTGTGCAGGCTCAGTGTCTAGTGTCTCGTTAAATTCTTCTACAATTTCACCGCCCATTTGATATCCAACTCTTCCTCCAGTAGCTTTTTCTTCAGGCACAAGTTCTGCTATCTCTGGGTAATATTTAAGTACTGTGTCTAGATCTAAATCTCCTGAGTCAATTAATTTTATAATAATTTCTTGAACACTCTCACTTCTAGTTTGACTATCTGTTAGAACAGATATAATTTTATCTTGCAGCTCATCTCTTTTATCTTGGATTTGTTTCTTAATAGTTTTTTTCTCTTCTGGATCAGTAGCTTGTGATAACTTATCTTCTAAACCTGAAATCTCTCCTTCATATATTACTTTTAATTGATCAGCGGCTTGTTGCTTAGCATAAACTTGTTTGCCTTTTAATTTCTGTGTAGCAATATCTCTTCTTGTTTCTTCTTGAGCTTTAAAAATATCTGTAGCAGTATCACTAGCTTCATCAAACATATCTATTTTTTCTTTTCTTCCGCTTAACTTATCAGCCATTCTTGCTCCTTGAAATTTCTCAAAAGCAGGACCACCCGCTTTACCAACAGCTCCTATTAAATTTCCACCAGGTTGAGCTGCTAGGTTTAAAGCAAAATTAGTTAACATACTTGATACAGAACCAGGTTGTCCTGGTTTAATACCTTCTGAGTCAAGGCCTTCTTCTTCCCTCATTCTTTGTCTTTCACTCTTTGCTCTTCTAAAGATATCTTCCCATGATTCATTTGGACCAGCACTACTAATTGCTTCTTCTACTATTGTATTATTACCAGTTCCTCCGGTACCTACAACATCCGTCCACTCTTCATCTTGATCAATTATCTCACTACTTTTAGGATACACAACACCACCCGGGTCATACCCTTGTCTCGATGCATTAATATCAGGTCCGTCCAGTCCAGAAGTAATTCCTTCTGCACTTCCACCTAATCTAAACATCGGTCTTTTTAAAATTCTATTCATTAATATTTACCTGTTAGTGATCCATAGATCCCTGCAAGTCCAGTACCCATGGACAATGCAGCTTGCATTGGTGAAGGATTTGGTACATTAGTTGATTGTGTTGACCCCGGATATCCACCCATTAGTCCAGCCACTTGACCTGCGTATCTAGATAAATTTTCTTGCGGTAAGAAGGTAGCCTGCCTTGCTGCTTCTCTTGTTGCATCTAAACCTGCTTGTGCTTGTGCTTGATCTGCTGCGCCCACTGATCCTAAAGTTTGAATATCTTGTCTTTGTAATCCTGGTACCATACTTGCTAAACCTTTTTGTCGTTCAAAATCTTGTCCTCTAGCTGCCTGTGCTTGTTGGAAACCTTGCTGTTGTAAATTTGCTTGAAGTAATGCTCTTTCTCTATCACTTCCTAATTGATATTCTGATTGCATAACTTGATCTCTTCCACCACCGAAAGCTCCAGCTGCAACAGCACTATCTCTCATTTTTTGTCTGTTAATTCCTGCGTTTCTATCAAATTCTTGTAAAGAAACATCTATCACCTGTTGTTGATATGGTGACATATATTCCTGAATAGAACCCGCACCGGTTCCACCACCAGGTCCCATAAGTTGTTCCGCCCCTGCAACATATGGTTGATAAGCACCAACACCTTGACCTGCAAGTTGCGTTGCTTTTTGTTGAAGAGCTGTTTGTCCAGCTATTTCTGGTGCAAGGCCTTTTAAACTTTGTTGTCTTGTTGTAAAAGCTTTAGCAGCTTGTTGTCTTGCTGCAAAATCTTTAGCAGATTCACCTGCTTGTTGGGATATTCCTGTTATTCCCGTTGATACTGTAGGTACCCCTGTTGATGCTACTAATTGTTTTGATAGATCAACACCTATGTCTTCAATAAATTTTGGGGGTAAATTACGTTGTGTTGTTGTAGCCATTATAGCACTTCCTCTAATCTTTGTGATGTTTGAAACATTTCTCTAGCGCCATCTAAGCCTTGCGAGTCTTGTGATACGTCACCTCCGGCTTCTAGGTTTTTCATTACATTATACATAACTTCTGAGCCTTTGTCTATATCTCCTCCGCCAGCATTTCTGACAGCATCAGCTGTAAAGACAAATTCATTTTTACTTAATCGAGCTGGAACATCGTCCGCTCTTTCTTTACCACCGATAGGAACGAATCCACCATCGGCTCTATAATCTTTTTCCATACCACCCATGTCCATGAGTCCACCTTCTTCAGCTCCTATTCTTCCGCCATAGGCTTTATTCGCTGGTGCTAAATATTTATATGGGCTGTTTCTAATTTCTTCTACACTAAAACCTGTGTTATCATCGTAACCATCTTCGTCTTCATCTTGATAACCTTTAGCTAACATACCTGCACCAAGTGAAGCTAAACCAATTCCACCTGCTACTTTCCCTAATCCCATTTTAGATAATGCGCCTTCTTTTCCGAACCATCCACCAATGTTCTTCAAGAAACCACCTTTACCACTAAATAAACTTGATTTCCAACCACCTAAACCCAATAGTGCCGCTTGACCTAATGGACTTTTAAATATCTTCTTAGCTTTTTTAAATATACTTCCTAAACCATAAGCACGTCTGCCATCATTACCCATCATTCCACCGAATGCTGCCGGTACTCTTCCACCATCAGCTCTAAAAGCTAAAGCTAATTCAAAATCTTCTTCTTCATCGGAGCCACTTCCACTGCTCCCGGATCCAGCGCCCATGCCACCACTCATTGCAGCTTGATACGCTGCTGGACTTGGATAACCTAATCGTTGCCATTCTGATTGAGAACCACCAACACCACCATCGTCACCGGTTTTATCTTTATAACCATATGAAGCAGGAATTTTATTTCCTCTAGCACTTAATTTAAAACTTCCGTCTGGGTTTTTTTCATACGTCTTAACAAACTTTTCTAAATGACCTACATTACCAGAATGCTTAACACCAGGTGCACCAAATTTTTCAGCTATAAAATCTCCATAGTTTTGAACGTATCCTAGTTTACTTTTGTCACCAATGTTAATAGGTCCTGGCTGTGTTTTATCAAAAGCTTGTTTATCAAAATAATTAAATAAATTTTCTGTATCTTCTAATTCTTCAGAAGGTGTTATGCCCATGCTTTTTAAATATTCTGCATAAGCTTTTCTCATGTTTGTAATTCTTCCTTTTGAACCAGGAATCGCAGTTGCTAAATTATAATGAGTGCTTCGTTTCCATGGAGATGGTATGTTCCACCCATCACCACCACCAGTAGTTGTGGGACCTTCTGGTATTTTTTTAGTTCCTGTTACATCATAATCTTTTTCTGCTTGTTGCTTGGCTATTAATTCTTTCATTTCTCTGCTTCTTTGTATGTCTTGTGCTGATTGAGAAGTAGCTTGATTTGCCCTTGCTCTTTCTCTGGCTTCTGCTGCTGCATCTCTTCTGTTGTCTGCCTGCCTACCAGTTACATTTTGTGATTTACTTGCACGAGGGTCTCCTCCTCTATCTCCTGCACCTTGACCATATGCTCCTGAAAAATATCTTCTTCTAGCAGCCCCACCATGAGCCGCTCTCATAATTCCTTCTTCTTCTACGATTTCTTCTTGGTCCGTGTTCCGTGATTCGTCTGAACCAATAGCTTCAAAATACTTTTCATTATCAGAAGCTATTTCACCAGCTTCATCATATTCATAACCTAAAAACATTAGGTGTTCTAATCTTTTAATATACCAATCAGGACCAGCCGTCTTGATATTTTCTTTTTGAAGAGGTCTTTCGCCTTCGTACTTGATGCTTGGCGCACCAGCGTCGATGACTTCTGATTCTTCAATAATGTCTGTAATTGCCATAGTCGTTTAAAATATCCTATTTCGTTGTATTTTACAATCCCTTGGTTTGAGCACCTAAAATAACTTGTTTCACTTTTACATGAACATCTCTTTTAATGTGTTCTCTTTTAGTAGCAGTCTCTGGATGATCTACATCATCGTCAGCTTCTTTATCTGACATATACTCTTGACCTGTTTCAGTATTAGTTAGTGTTACCTCTACTTCAGGTGTCAGAACCCTAACTTTTTCACCTTTTATTGTTTGTATTTCATCTTTTGATTCTTGTTCTATGAACGGCATATTATCCTTATGTTGTTGTGACCTCTGTAGGTCTAGAAATTTGTAATACAGA